ACCGTTTTTAGACATTACGAATTCTTTCCGATAGCGTCTCTATTCATTCCTCTTTTAGCTATCTTGCAAACGGAACCACCCGTGCCTAGACCCTGTCTTTTTAATCTTGCAGTTGCTTCCATTAATCCACCACCTGCTCTTGTAACTCTACCGCCGCTCATCATCGGCATTTCCATTTTTGGTTTTTTATTTAATAAGTCTGTAGCTTTTCCACGTTTTGAAGTAGTATTCGGAGTGGGTCTACCTATTTTTTTTCTTCTTAAAACGTCAGGTTTTTCTACTGGAGGAGTTGGTTGAATATCTTTAATTTTTTTAAATGAACCGTCAGGATTAAATTTTTTTCTCTTATTTGCAGGGACAGGACCCATCTTTCTTTCACCCTTTGGTATGTTTCTATTAGGTTGTCTTTTAGGACTATCTTCAGGAATAAGACCTGCAAGTTTTAAACCAATACGACCACCTTTAGCTTTGCTGCCTCTAAAATCTTTTCTTTTTACACCAGATGGATCTTTAATTTTACCCGCACAAATTTTGCTCGCATATGCGTTCGCGTATGCTGACGGATATACCTTAAATTTTCTTTTCGCTGCAGCTTTACCTCTTGGACATAGTTTAGTCATTATTTCCTCGCTGTCTGTTTTGCACGTTTAAAGTCAGATGCTTTTGGTGCACCTTTTGCACCTTTCTTTCGCATTTTGCCTCCACGTTTTCTTTTAGCATGTATATTTGCATATAAACCTTTGCCTGCCATTATGCCTTCTTTTTCTTTTTACCACCAGTAGCTCCCGCTATCTTATCAGTAAAAGTAATATTTTTATTATTATCTAAACCTTTATTTACAGACAACATTCCAAAAGCTTTTTCTTTTGGTGTAGTTGGAACTTTACCTTTTTTAGATCCAGCCTGGTATCCCATTCTACGGCCCATCATTCCGCCACCCATTTTCTTTTCTCTTAAATCTTTACCTTTTGAAACTCCAGATTTAGTAACTGGTTCACCTTTTAATTTTTGCGTTGTCTGTCCAAGTTTTGATTTAACTTTATTAATTTCTGCATCAAAATCTTGAGATCGTTTTTTCATTTGACCTTTTGTTTTAAGAGCAGTAATATTTACATCACTCAAAGCTTTTTGTAATTTTGATTTACCTACAGCTGGTTTTACGGATTTAATAGTTGGTGAAACTTTGCCTTTAAAAAACTTAAATGCTTTAAAAAATTTACTAGCCATTATTTTTTTCCTCCGTTTCTAAAAATTTGTGTGCCCTTTATACCATAAATCGACGCTACGACAAGGATCCAAAGATTTGTGAACCATGACGGGAGCTGCGAGAACATTTCGAAGAATAATTTTACTTTGTCCATCGCACTTGGGTCGTCTGATATAACTGCCCAAGCGAGCACCACCACGGGCAAACTAAGAATGATGAGGACTGCCTCGTCTTTCCAGTCTGATTGACGGGCTTCTAGCAATTTGCCCTGGTATTGCTCTTCACCTTTGGCCATACGTTCAGCGTGCATTAGCTGTGCATCTGACATTGCCATTTTCGTTCTCTGCTTATTAGCGTAAATCTTACTTCCAGCAGAGACGGCTAATTTTATTGCCGATAACCACATAATTAATACGCTTTAGAGTTTCTTCTTTTTTCTGCTAACATTCTTTTCTGACCGCCAACTGGCATTTCAGGTTTTCCTGTAGCAATATAGTTAAAAGCTCCATCTGCAGTCGTTTTAGATCTAGGATCTACCTCGATACTTTGCTCTGCAACTTTAACTTCTTTTATTTTATCTAGTTTTTGCATTTATGCTCCTTTTTTGACTCCTTTTATAACACCTTTGTTCTTAGATGCATAGAATATCTTTTCACCTCTCTTTTTACCGTATTGTTTTTTCATAGATTTCATAATTTTTTTACCTTTTTTGTTTAGTGGCATTAATCATCCTCCATCATTACGGCTGCTTTTTGAACTCCGCTCTTTGCAAGGCTAACTCCAGCTCTTAATTTAGCTAAATCTTCGTTTTGTTCCATTTTATCCTCTGCAATATCACCTTGTTGCATTAATCTTGCCTTTGCAAGGTCGATTTGAGCTTCATCGTTGTCTCTTTTTCGCTCATTTTCCATTGCACGAAGGTCAACTTCACGTGATTTTAGTTTTAAAAGAGGGTCATTATCAAATTGTGACGTAATTTTCTTCTCTTCTTTCATAAATTCTTCTGTCATCTCTGCAATCAACACAGATTTTCTCGCTTCGACCTGATTTGTAAGTGCTTGAAGCTGTTGTTGTATGTTTGGATCCATAACAGCCATCTGTTGCATCTGCATCATCTGTAACATTTGCTCTCTAAACTCTAGTTGTACCTGTTCTTGAGCCATCAAACTAATATGTTCTAAAATATTTTTCTGTATCGCTGCCATAACTGCAGGATTATTTCTAACAATATTAGTTGACATAAAATTTAAGTGAGCTGTGATATGTGCTCTGTGATCCTGACCTGGAAAAGCTTGAAAAGGTTTACCTGCTAATGCATTTATGTGCTCCATACTTGGATCCATCGGCACATTTGGTGCAGGTGGTGGTAAAACCGCATCAACATTTTTAACACCGATCGCCTCATACATGTTTCTATACACCTGGTACAGATTGTGAATCTGTGGTTGCGATGTTGCAAGTTGTAATTGTGTTTGTGCAAGTGTAATTCTTTGTGACATGGAGAATATATTTGGATCTGCAACCGGTATAACATCTACTCTGTTATCAAAATCAGCTTGTTTTATATTTCTTTGTCCACCAACAACATCGTATGGATATTCTGGTGGTAGATATTGTGAAACTACTTTTGCTAAAATCTTAAATTCATCTTTCATTGCTGCGTAACATCTTTTGTGTATTGCAGACATAACTCTTGAGCCACGTTCTAATAATGCAATCGTAGTTCCAACTGCAGCATTTTGTTTTGTATCACCTATCTGCATGTCAGCTATTGCAGCAAATCTTTGACCTGCTTGAACAACAACTCCTAATAATTGTAATAATGTTGGTGATGGTTCTTTATACGGTAATGGAAAGAATGCATCTCTTAAACTACCACCCGGTGCATCAACATCTTTAAATTCACCTGGTTGTATTGGAGCTGCTTCGTCTCTAACTCTAACGCCTCTTTGTTTAAATCCTGCAGGTAGATTCGCTAACGTTCCTGCATCTAGCAATTGACGGAGAGCCGTCGTTGCCGTACGGCTCAATCCGCCAATCATGTGAATGAGTCCAAAGCCATAAAATCCTAGTCCTGGCAGAAATTTGAAGTGGACAAAATATTGGATCTTATTTTTCTTTAGATCATCGGGCGCATAGTTTCTCCGTATGGAGAGAACTAATCGGCTACCTTCTTCAACAGTTACGATGTAAGGTAATTTTATTCCAGTAGGTCCTTCAGAGTTTGTATCTTCAAAACCTTCTAAATCTAAATTAACATGACACTCTAATAAAGTATAAACAGATTCTTGTTTACCTGTTTTTTTAGTGCCATCTAAATCTCTTTCTTTTTTCTCAAGATCATTTTTCTCTACATGACCCGGTGGTCCTAATTCTACATCTCTGTAGAAACCAGATACCTGTTGTTTTCTTAATTCGTTCTCTGACATCTTGACGACGTGTATGATTGCCTCTGCGTCCTCTAAACTGTTTGCAGTGTATGGCACAACTAATTCATCTGCAGGTACAAATTTTGATACTGCTCTACCCAGTGGTACATCATAATAAACTTTTTTAAATGTAGAACCTGCAAGTGGTAGATGAAATAACATTGAATCAAACTCTTCTTCATATTCTTTCATCTGATCCATTATCAGATAATTCATAAAATCTTTTACACGTTGTGCTTGTTGCTCTGTCCCAGGGTTTTTTAAACCTATCACCTGTGTTCTGACAGGTCCATCACTTGGTAATAATTCTTTGTATGCTTGTGCTTGAAACTGTGTGACTGCCTCTGCTAACACCGGGTGTGTTGCACCTGATGCTCCTTGAAAAGGCTCTGTTCTGTTTTCATATTTAAATCCTAAAAGATCTAAACCTTGAATGTAAGATTGTTCCCAATCTTTTCTCGATGCTTTGTAATCCATATAGTTTTGAACCATCTCGTTGCCGATAGGGTCAAGTATATCGTCTGGTAATATATCTGCTAGATTATCAAAATGATTTTCTGTGCCAGGTATGTTGATTGCACCTGGTTCAAAATTAATTGTGGCTCCGCCATCCTCTTCGGGTGTGACTTCTACTGGTCCTTTTTCTTCTACTGGTTCCTGAACGGCAACCTCTTGTAGTTCCTCTTCTGATGGAACTTTGATCTCGGTTCTAGTGTTCGGGAGTCCTTTGTCTATTTCTGCCATTTAATACTCCTATCTCTTCCTAACATTTTTAAACGCTGCTGGCAACCCTTCATCACCATCTGGTGTTGGTCCTGATATTGGTGGAGGTCCTGATTTTTTGCCACCTGATAAACCTGCAATGCCACC